CCACTGCCAACATCAATGAGACTTTCGATTAAACTTCTCATTTCATTAGTGGATTTGTGTTACTGTAATTTTATCTGTACTTGGTAATATGTGTTCGACTGATTTTAACGCTTTAGAAATGATAGTTTTTGCTTCATGGTCTCCACAAAGTATAACTGGATAAACATTTTCATATTTAATCGAATTATAAATAGCACTCATAATTGTCTTACATGTTTCAAAAACTAATTGTTGCTGTGTTTGTGATAATTTTAGGTAATCTTCTTTTTCTACCAGGAATGATAAAATAAATTTAGTAAGCAAAGCATCATTCATCAAAATTACCCTCACTTAATCTTCCAGTGTCCTTATTGTAAATTAAAGTTGAAGCAACTCCTGTATCACCTGAAAATCTATTCTTCAAAACTCTACAAGTTAAAATATTATGTTCTGTTTCAGATTGTTGGTTTCTTTCAAATCCAACTACACAATCAGATAACTGTGCTAATGAATGACTTCCTCTTAAATGAGAAAGAGAAGTTCGGACACCTTCTTCATGTCCATACTTTCCTTCAGGACGCTTTAAGTGAGAAACAACAAACATAGCGCATTTTAATTCTTCTACTAATTTTCTTAATTGCGTCATGGTCATATCTATTAAGCGTCTTTCATTATCTGTATCTAATCCTGAAATTACGATTGAGATGTGGTCTAGAAAAATAAATTTACAGTCTAGAGCTTTGACCATATATCTAATTCTATTCATTAGGTCTTCGCCAGTACTGCTACCGAAGTGGTCATAAAAGCAAACATAGTTTTTTATTTTCTCCCACGCTTTTATAATTTCTTCATCAGGAGTTTTTTTTCTAACTTCTGGTATGTGTAATAATTTATTTAAAGGTACAGAAACAATTCCTCTTACGCTTCTCTTAACACTTTCTTCTAATGCGATATAACCAACTTTTTGTTTTAAACTAATTAAGTGATGAGCAAGTTCTCTACATACTTGTGATTTACCTGTGCCTGAACCTGCGCATATTAAATTTAATTCACCAAGTCTTATTCCACCTAATTTTCTATTTAAACCATTCCATAAATATGGAACGCTTTCAGTGTAATCATCACGAAGTAAAATATCTTTAGTTTCGCTACCTTCTATAATTCCTTGTGGCGTATATGCTTTGGCTTCCCATATAGCATCTATAATTTTATTTCCTTTTCCATTTACTAATAATTCATTTGGGTCTTTAGCTTGTAATTTTGCTATTTTAACTCTTTTAACTGGAAGTAAATTAGCGCAATCAACAGATGCTTTTAATCCTGCATTATCTGCATCTAGCATTAAAATGATATTTTCAAATTTACTTAACCATTCTAATTCTCTTTTAATATATTTTTTTGCACTGGCAGCACCCGAAGGTACTGACACAACAGGAAAACGATTATTCTGCATTTGAGAAACTGACATTGCATCAATTTCGCCTTCAGTAATTATGATAGTTTTTCCACCATCTCTCCAATTTTGCTGTCCGAACAAACAGATTTCATTAGTATCACCTAACCAAATAAATGATTTATCGGGAAAGCGTAAATGCTGTGCTACTTTTTGATAGTTTTTATTATAGTAATTAGATATGTGGCATTTCTTATTGTTATAAGTACCAGTCTCATAATTAAATATTTTACAAGTTTCCGAATTTATTTTTCTTTTCGGAAGTGCTTCTGTTATTCCGCTTATCATGCCTTTGATTTCTTTTTTAATTGGTATGTGGTCAGGAAGCTGACCGTTTGTTTTTTGATAATCGTGGCAACCAAAACAGTAGGTATGACTATTGTAGATGGCTAAATTGTCTCGACTGCCACAATTTTCGCAAGGAGCATGTCGAATGAATTTTTCTTCCTTAGATAACTCCGCCATCACGAAGTTCCTCTAAGTCAGCTTCATTCGTCAAACCATCTTGGAATTTGTAATTTGGAATATCTTCATGCAATAAATAATCTTGGACATCAAAGTTCGGACAAGTCTTTTGTTTGTCTAAATCATAATGACCAACAATTTGTGCATCAGGATATTTTTTGACTAATCTTGTTAATTCTCTTTTAAGTGCTTCCCATTGTTCAGCAGTAAAATTATCTTCAGATTGTTTCCAATCTTCTTCTTTTGCTCCGCCAATTAAACAAAGTCCAAAAGCAGTATGATTATAACCTTTAACATGTGCTTGAACTTCGTCATCTTGACGACCCTGCTCCCAAGTGCCATCTCTTTTTAATACTGCTCCATAACCAATTTTAAGCCAACCAAATTCTCTATGTACTCTATCTATTTCTTTTGCTCCCCACTTTTGTGATGGTCTCGTTTGAGAACAGTGAATTACTATATAACTAGTTTCTTGTCGTGCCATTTTGTTTTGTTTTAATCTCCTTTAACCAATTATCTGGAAAATCTTTTTTAGTGGATTGAATACAGTGATATTTAAAACCAAATAAATCACACCACTTGCCATAAGTAGTTTTTGATTTTTTACCTATTCTTGTTTTTGAATTAGAAAAGATAAATCGAATATCTAAATCTGGGTGTTGTGCTTTTATTAATTTATGTTTTTTTCTATCTGCTGAATTGAATGAACCTTTACTTTCAATAATAAAAGATTTTTTAATAGGAAAGTCTGGTGTGTAATATTTCTTTTGAGTAGGTTGGGAGAAGTCTATTCGCATTCCTTCATAAGTAAAATCAATATTTTTACCTGTTAGAAAAATATGAATAGCTTCTTCCAATCCTGACTTTAACCAAACATCTTTAGAAATCTGAACTCGTTTGAACTTCTGCATTTGCCTTTTCATGTGAGTTAGTTTCTTCTTTTTTAGTAGCTTCAAAACCATCTTCTTCTTTAAAAAGATTTTGATTTTGTCCTTCTACCAGTTTGATTATTTGAGCAGCTTTCAATCTTGCACTTACTCCTGCACCGATTGCAGGTGAGTTGTAAGGTATTAATTGATAAGCAACTTTCATTAAAGAACCACCCCAAATACTCTGACTTGCAGGTATGGGATTTTTCTTTGCATCAAAAAGAGCAGGTCTTTGAGAAAACTTTTCATTAGTCTTCTTGTTAGTTCCTGTTGCTCTCATTTTGAATTTGAAGAAAACATTGTCTCCTTCAGTTTTGTAAGGTTTTGGTGCAGGTTTAATTTTTTTACCTTTAGCTTCTTTTTCCGCAGCACCTAGACTGTCTTCGATAGCTTGGTCGAATAATTTAACCATAGCCGAAGCGTCTTGTTTGCCTATTTTCAACGTAACCTTATATTCTCCCCAGTCGTTAAATCTAACGTCAGGTCGGTTAAGATGTGGAAAAATGCTTTCACCAACGACACTTACTCTTGTCGTAATATCACTCATATTTTACTCCTTATGATTGATTGATAAAAAGCTAACTTGTGTAGTTAGCTACAAGTGGAACTTAATTGCAGCAGTGCATACAATATGGCGAAAAAAAGACTATATGCAAAAGAAGATAGACCTTTTAACTAAACTTAAATCTAGCTTTCCACGCACAGGACTTTGTGGGAATTTCTTTAAATTCTTTTCAGAAAGCATCTCTTTCATTTCATTTGCAAAGTTCTCTAAAACATCTTCTTTATAAATAAAACAAAAAGCATCTCTAATTGCATTTGCCATTATCTTGGTATCTGCAACAGTTACACCGAAACTGTCATGTATCATGCTAAAATTATCTACGCCCTGCTCTTTTGCATAAACCACAGCTAGTTGGAGTACTGCTGCATCTAAAGAATGTATAAAGTTAGGACATATACTTTGTGCTGTCTTACGTTTATCAATTACAGTTGTATCTGAAGCAATCGAAAGTTTAACAATGCTATCACCCATTTTAGTTTTAACACGTTTGCTTTCTTTCTTGTAACACATCATTTGCACTTCAAATCCCAAAGGAGTTGTCCAAGTAACTGGAAGATTTTCTGATGAAACTAACTTGGCAATGGTTTTTAAATAAACCATAATTCTTCTTGCTCCAACGACAATTTCATTAATAGCTTCCCAAACAATTGGTGTTAGATAATTTGTC